TCCTGTTACACCTAATGCAGATGTGCCATTACCATATAAAATACCATTCGCTGTAAACGTAGTAGCTGCTGTACCACCTGCTGTAACAGGTAAAGTACCGCTAGTTAAAGATGAAGTTGACGTTGCATATAAAGCACCGCCAGAAGTGTAGCTAGTTAAACCTGTACCACCATAACCTGTACCGATTGTTGTACCTTGCCATACCGCATTTGATATTGTAGACCCGCCTAAATCAGCTGATAAAGTACCCCAGTTAACTTCAGTAGGTAGCATACCAAATCTACCCCATGTACCATTAGAAGTACTATTAGATTCTAGGAATACAGTGGCATATCCGCCAGCAGCTACAACATCAACAGTTGATCCACCATTATTAGTGATGGTTAAAGTACCACTAGAGTCATTATCAAATAAATAAGATGTGCCCGCAACTAATGTAGTAGCATCAGGTAGTTGAAATGTTTGAGTTGTAGATCCTGTAAGTCTTTGCCAATACGATGAAGCTACAGTTAATGTTGTAGTTCCGCCTGCAGAAACAGTAGAGCTCCAACCTTGTATAATATTATTAATTTGTGTATTAGCGTTGCTATCGCGTAGCATGACACTATTAACACCAGAAGAAGCTGTTACACCCGTACCGCCGTAAGAAACTCCAACCGTAGTTCCTTGCCAAGTGCCAGACGCAATGGTACCTAAAGGAGTAACATTACCAGAAGCATCTAGATTGACTGATTTTTCAGCAGTATAAGTAACAAAGACTTGAGCTGTTCCGCCTGATAAAGTAATAGGCGATGTATTACCATTTGAATTAGATAATACTGTAGTACGTGCTAACGTAGGACCTGAAGTTGAATATGTACCAATACCTACTTCCCATTGAGCACCATCTGTAATAGTGTAATAGGTAGTATTGCTATTTCCAACAACAGCAAACGATTGGAATCCGCTGACTGCACCAAGTAAGGTTACAGAACCCGTACCTGATGTAGTCGTCGTTTCCTGGACTCGATCATAGACCACTAGAGCCATTTAAGACTCCTTAGCCCGAAGCTGATAAAGTATATGTTACGTTAATTGTGTCGCCTGATGTTACAGTTTTAGAACCTGCTGTAAAGTTACCTGCAGAGAACAATGTACCTGTTGTATTATCAATTGTTGATGAGCCACCAATATTAATAAATGCGCCTGTTACAGTACCAGAACCAGTCATTGAGAATACTACTGCTGCTGATGTAGAAAGTACTGATGGGTTAGCATTTGTTGCAGTACTAAATGCTGGTGTTTTTCTTGTACCAGAATATGTAGGTGCATTTGCAGAACCTGCTTCAAACCAACCAGCATGAGATGCTTGTGTATCTGTATAAGCTGGAATAGATGCTGGTACAGCATTATTAGTCATAAGACCCATAACAACTGCGCCGCCACCTGTGTTAGCAAAATAAGAATTTAGTAAGCTTTGACGACCTACGTTTGTTGTTAAATTTTCAAATGCGTCTTCCCATTTAACATTGCCGTCTTGATCGTAGCATGTAAATGTATAGACGCCGTTTAGACCAAACTCATCATTTGATCCAGCATTTCTTGTCACAGACGCATCAACTGAGTCGCCCATTCCAAATTTGTCTATGTTGCTCATAATTACTCCTTTAGTTAATTCGTATTACAGCAGTGGTTGAAGTTGCTGAAGGGAATTCTATTGTAAATGTTGTAGTGGCTGTTTTTTGACCACCAAAATTTAGTACTGCGACTGATGCATTTGTAGTGCTATTATATATTAAAGCGCCAGCAGTCGTAAAGCTTGCAGGGCTCCAAGTTACATTAGCAAACGTAACATAAGCCGTGTTATTACTAGGATCACTACCTACGGTAGGAGCTAAAACTTTACCCCCCGCTATATAGCCAGTACCTGTAATTTCGTCTTGCGTTGTATATGCAGTTGTTTCGCTATTTAAAGTAGCTACCGCATTATACAAGGCTATTTTATATGTATAAGGTGACCCCGTGTAAAAATTCTCTAAACCTTTTAATAAGTTTACCTTAAAGGTTGTGGTCAGTGCTTGTCCTAAGATCATCTAACTGGGTACCTTACTTGACCTGAACGATAAGCATCTTGTCTATCTTTGCCATCAGCTAATTGTTTCAATAGAATCATAGCTTCATCATATCGTTTTTGGTATTGATTAATAATGTCTTGTTCGCCCTTCATGTAGGTATAAGCTTCTAATAATGAGCCATATAACAATGTAGAACTAAAGTTATCGCCTAACCAAGAGGTTCCAGCAGTAGTAATGGACTCTGGATAATAAAAATAATGAAGTTCCGCAGCATACGAAGCATCTGGAGTAGGTCCTACAATAAATGTAGTACTATCAAATACCGCATAATATGCAGGTTCACCATAATAATCAGAATCTGTATCTGGGTAAGACTGCCTAATAAAGTTTACATCTTTGTTTAAAAGATATAAGTATTCATTATCTGCATTAATCACTGCCAAACTAAATGTAGCAAGCCAATCACTAGGCATAGCTAAATATTTATTACCTGTAGTAAGCGAGCCTGTTACGTTCTTTCTAAGCGCAGGAAGTTGCACTGAGTTATAAATACGTTGTTCGGCTTGGGTTATAAACGTGTCTATATCCGTTGTCTGAAACGTATTTTCTACATAACTTTGTATTTCATCAACTAGCTGCGTGTAGTTCATTACGCCATCGGACCTCTAGCTTTAGTACCTTTAGTAGCTGCGCCGCAACCACGAATAGTAATACCTTCAGTCTTAGCAGGGCGAGTAGGATCACCCACGCTTACACGTTGGACGCCTGTTTGCTTACTAATTTGCTGTGATCTTAATTTATTAGGATCTTGACTGAAATGTATATCAGTACTATTTGGGTTAGGCATTGGTTGTTTATATATGCCAATATCGCTGCCAGTACCGCCTGATGGATATTTAAATCCTGTATAGGCACTTGCATCTTTGTTTTCTTTAGCGTGACCTAGTGGAAATGATTCCGCTGGTGTTGGTTTTGGAAAGTCATTTTTAGCCATTTTATTACCCCTTTTTTTGTGCTGCAACTTTAGCCATACCACGACCCATTTTTTTCATGTCAGCATTAGTTTTACCACCTTTGCTACCTGATTCTTTTGGACCATTTTGAATAGCTACTTTAGCGCCGTCGTCACCTAAGTTACGACCTTTAGTTTTACCTTGTTTAGTAATACCATCTGCTGCTGATCTGAATCCCATATACTTCTCCTTATGTTGTTGATACTGTTACTGTGCCTACATTACCTATTCCTACTAGATCATTAGGCGTTAATCCAGCATCGTTTAATCTTGAACCCCCCACAGGATTCCATCCCCATTGAATAACTCGGCTACCTAATAAAGGCACACCTGTTTCTCTTTGTAACGGACCTGTTTGAGCAATAGTTTGCAATCCATTTAGACCAGATTGGTAATATCCTAAGTCGGGTCTTGGATTTCTAACCGCCTGCGGATCGTTAACTGGATATAAGCCTAAACTTAATTGTGGCTGATCCGGCTCCCAACATTCAGGACATACCAGTATATTAACATTTTTGGTCTTTATAACCAATCTTTTAAGTTGTTTTAACTTATATCTAAAACCACAGCGATCACACTGGGCAATGGAATTCTTGGCGCTTGCGTATTTACTTGGCATTTAATTACCCGTGGTAAAACATTTCACGAGGTACAAACCTAACGCTTGCCTTTTCTCTATCCTCGTCAGCTGCTAATTGAAACTGTTGTTCATAATCAGCTTTTAACATTTGAATTCTAGTAGGGTCAACACCCGGTAATTTCATACTCATATAATATGCTACTCCTGCAACCATAGCAGGAATAAATCTAAACGGAATATCTTCTACGTTAACACCGTTACCTGCGTCTTGAATGCGTCTTAATCTATAATATACAAATTGGTAAAAATTACTTTGCTCAGGTGTGGGCCATACATTAACAGTAGGTAAATTATTTACATAAATCTTAGCACCAATAGCATGAGGTTCTAATGTAGAATTATTAACAGCTCTTATACAACCTGTTATATCATTACCGTCTATACCACCATATTGAATAGTTTCATTACCAATATTTACAAAACCAAACTGTGCTAAACCTACAGTTGAAGTTAAAGTAATAGTTTGTGGGTTTGCTGCAGTAGAAGCTGTAGCAGTTAATGTTTCATCCAAAAGTATTGTAGTAGGATTTATTTGACCACTTTGTCTATTAATCCAAAC